ATGGAAGAAAACGTCCTTCAAGGTCAGAAGGTTGAGATAATGCTTCGGTTTCGACCAAAAGTAATATGCTCATAAAACGAGGCGAGAGGCTGTTGAAAATAATTCCTCCTTCCAAAAGGAGAATCTAATTGAAGAGGAGATAAAATTTTGGATAAAAAAATATTCGATACCTGCGAGAGAAAACATAGGGGTGAGGAATCTCGGAGTTGGAATGAAATGGCAAAAGACTTTGGTGGATTCAAAGATGGGGAAGATTTAAGAAGTAAGTGGAGAACGGCTAGAGGGGATAAGAAAAGTAAGAATAAAAATGAATTTAATTCAGAAACTTTTTCTGAAAAAGAAAGTGGCGATGAATATTCTTCTTACGAAGAAGATGATCGTTTTATAAATGTTGTTTGTGCAAGTCATCGTATGATGACAAAAGATGAAGTTATCAACCAGTTCAAAATTGATTTGAACATTTGGGAAATAGAGAAGTTCCGTGTGAAGTCGCACGAAGGATATCGCAAAGATAGAAAAGTAGAATGGCATGTAGAAAATGGGGAAGTTTTAAATGGTGATGTAAGTGATACTGGCAAGATGCTTGTCGTACCGCTCTTCAGTATTGAAGTACGATTAATAAAAAGAGTTGTACCATCTATTGAAAATGTTGCCCTAGATTTTAAAAAGTTCGAAGCATCCTATAAATTTCCTGAATTGAAATATACAGATAAAAATCTTAGAAATAATATGCTTGAGATTTCTATCGCTGATTTACATATAGGAAAATTGGCGTGGGCAAAAGAATCCGGTGAAGATTATGATACGAAGATTGCTGGACAACGGTTTATGTTTGCCATAAACGATATTGTGAGTAGAACAAAAAATCAGAAGTTTGAGAAGATTATATTCCCAATTGGTAACGATCTCCTCAACAGCGATACCGTTTCTGGAACCACGACAAAAGGCACGGGTTTAACGAACGATAGTCGGTGGCAAAAATTGTTTTTTGATGTAACTCATCTTTTGATAGAGGGGATTGATCTTCTTTCATTAGTGGCTCCCGAAGTGAATTTGGTATGGATTCCTGGAAACCATGACACTATGAGTTCGTATTATGTTACCAATTACTTGGCAGCTTGGTATAAAAATTCGAAAAATATAAATGTTGATACCAGTCCCTCGCCTAGAAAATACATTGAATTTAATAAATGTTTGGTGGGATTTTCCCATGGTTCTGGGGATATGAAACGCATTCCTCAGTTGATGCAAGTGGAGGCTCGTGAAGCTTGGGGAAGAACATTATACCACGAGTTTCATATCGCAGACAAACATCATGAGGTTGTTTTGGAAAACGGAGGTCTTATTATTCGGACACTCTCTTCTTTAACATCTAATGATGATTGGCATACGGAACAAGGGTATGTTGGTGCAATTCACAAAGCTCAGGCATTTGTGTGGAATAAAGAGCGGGGATTGTTAGAGATAATTAACAGTCCGGTGTAGTAGGTGGTTTTAGGTGGGTAATTTTCTTAGCCAGAAAAGGCGGACTTATCTGGCTAAGAAATTGATACATACATAGAACATGGATTTCATGCATACTGTACCACCATATATGGTGGTTGAGAATAGATAATACCCCTATATATGGGGGTATTGATAAATCTAACGTTTTATGCATAGTTTGCCCTTGACAAACTGGGGGAATTGTAGTAGAATGTAGTTAATAAACTGCTACATCAAATGTTTGTTGGTACATGACGATGCCAACTGAAAAAATGTCATGCTCAAATGTTTGTTGGTACACGGTGATGCCAACTAAAAGAACACCGTGCTCAAATTATAGAGGCTCTTCATAGATAGAAGAGCCTCTATCCAGAAGGAGATTAAAACGTAATGCAATACGGACACTTTTATTTTTTAGTTGATGACTATTTTGTGCGGTTTCCAGATGGTTATCTAATGCAGAATAAAGGAACACCTTTTCACGATAGACCTTGTTTTTATGCGTTTGAAGATAATAATAATCGTGGAATTTATTGGATGATTCCGTTCTCATCTCAGATCAAGAAATACAAGAGAATATATTATAGTAAACTTCATAAAAAGGGGTTTTGTGATACAATAGTTTTTGGAAAAGTGCTAGGTAAGTTGAAGGCATTTTTAATTCAAAACATGTGTCCAACAACAGTAGAATATATCGGAAATGAATATTATTCTTATTCCGAAAAAAGTATGGTTAGAATTGAAGATTTTCTTGAAGAAGAAATAATAAATAAGGCTACGAAGGTTTTGGCTCTTGTTAGAAACGGGGAACCAGAGTTGGTTTTTCCTGATATTCTAAAAATTGAAAAAGAATTGTTATCCGAATTAGGAGGGCAATGAGAACAATTGAAGAATTGATGAATCGCAATAGAGAAATTGAACTTCCGAAACAAGAGTATGATAAATTGATTTGCTATTTAGAATGCTCTAGTCCGGGGGATGGAATTGACTGGGATGAATTTCTGGATAAACTTCTTCCGACCGTGAATGATGAAAATTGGCGAGAAATTAAAAAGGGACTGGAAGATAGATTTGGGGAATTTTTAGTTTAATAAAAATAGTATACTTACAAAAAGCCTCTTTCTTTTGAAGTGCTCAAATATTGTAAGTTTGTAAGACAGGAGATGATTCTAGAGTCATCTCCTTTTGCCGATGTCGTAGAATGGTCTACACTCCCGTTGTAAGGGAATATGGATGGAGGTTCGACCCCTCTCACCGGCTTTGTGGAAAAAGGATAGGTTGGAACTTATAGGCCAACCGAGAAGGTATCCGAGCCTTCCTCTTTCCCATCTTAATCTCGGATTTCGGAAGGAAAGAAAATGAAAAAAGAAAAGATTTGTGGGATATATTGTTTTGAAAATAAGAAAAATCGTAAAAAATACGTTGGGCAATCTATCGATATAGTTAATCGATTATCTTCTCATAAATGGGAATTTAATAAAGGTAAGGAAAACAAATATTTTCAAAGAGCACTTGAAAAATATGGGTTTGAAGGATTTTATTTCTATCCTTTAGAGGAATGTGAAAATGATTCAAAAATATTGGATGATTTAGAAAAATATTATATTGATTTATATGACACAACAAATCCTAAGTTTGGTTACAATATAGAAAAGGGCGGTAATAAGCCCCCTAATGTAAAAGGAATAAAACGATCTAAAGAAACAAGAGAACTGATGTCGAGAGTTCAACAAGTGGTAGCCAAAGACCCAGAAAGAAGAAGAAAAATATCTATTGGAAATAGCGGGGAAAATCATTGGAATTATGGAAATACTACCCCAACAGGAACTAGAAAAAAGATATCGGATGCTTTAAAAGTAGAGGGTGCACATCCTCTTCATGGAGTTCCCATGCCTCAAGAAACAAGGGATAAAATATCTGTATCTAGGACTGGAAAACCAAGTAATAATCCTTGGACAAAAGAGTCCAGAGAAATGTTGTCAATTTCAAAAACCGGCATTGAGTTTTCAGAAGAGTGGGTTGAAAATATGTCTAAATCTCAGATAGGGAAAAAACAAAAGACAGATGGTTATAGTCACTATCATGGAGTAACTTGGCACAAACTCGCAAAAATGTGGTATTGTGTAATAAGATACGGTAGAAAGCAACATTATGTCGGAAGATATAAAACAGAATTAGAAGCCGCCAAAGCGTATGATAAAAAATGTTGGGAAATTTATCAAAATTTATCAATGCTAAATTTTCCAGAGGATTATGAAGGAGTATAAATGGCAAGAAGATTAAAAAAAAGAACACCTACTGAAAAGTTTAGGTGTAGAAAATGCGGAATTTCCAAGGTTGAAGATGATTATTACAAAACTTGCGAACCGGACATGGATATTAATGGGCGAATGCCTGTTTGTAAAGAATGTTGTAAATTAGTAGTGGATACTTATTTTTCCGCGGAGGGGACGATTGAAAGAGGTTTTTTACAAGCCTGTAGAAAATTGAATGTATTTTACAAAGAAGATATTGTTTTAAAAACAGGCTCCAAGGTAAATGAATTAAAAGAGTCTGGAAAAGAAACAGAATATCCTTTTGGAATTTATCTAAGATTATTGTTTTCAGGAAATCCGAATGGTGGAGATTTGACTTTCAAGGAAGCAGATAACCCCATTTCGATAATAGATAATTCTTTGGATGAAACAAATATAAAAATGAACGATTGGGGAAAGATGTGGGGAAAGGGATTTTCAAAAGAGGAATATGAATTTTTGGATGAAGAGTATAATGAATGGGCAAAAGATAGAAAAACACTTACTCGTCCAGATGAAATTCTCCTTCAAGAAATCGCTCACCAGGAATTGGCAATTAGAAAGGCAAGGGCTACCGGAGGAGATACGGAAGACCTGATAAAACAACTTCAAACTCTTTTGAAAAGCGCCAATGAACAACTGAAGGCGAATAAGGATCAAGAGGATGAAGGAGTTGATACGATATCTTCTATTATCAAGATCATGGAATCACAGTACCCCGCTGAATTTTACCGTGACCGTGGGTTATATAAAGATTTTGACTATGATTTAACTCAATACCATGACAAGCACGTTACCCGCGCAATCAAGAATTTCGCCGCTAACCAAAAAGATTTTGATTTTGACATAAATACTCAAAAAGACGATGACGACGATATTAACTTTGAAGAAGTGGCATCCGAAGATTCGGATACTGGAGGTTAAATGGCATCCGCTAGTTCATATAGGGATAAGTATAGAAAAGACGCCAAAAGAGATGCATCGTTTAGTGTAACCGCAAAAGGAAATTTTACCCCCGAACAAAAAGATAGATATATGCATTGGATAACATTTTATCGTAGGAACATGGTAAGGTTTATTCAAGATTATTTCGGGATTAAACTTTATCCTTACCAGTTCCTTATGGTGTACGACCTTCAACACAGTGATATGTGCTATATAGTTGCGTCTAGGGCCGCCGCGAAATCTTGGATAATAGCCGTGTATTCAGCAGCTTTGTGCGTACTTTGGCCGGGAACAAAAGTCAAGATAGTCGCTAAAACAATGAAACAAGGATCAATAATTCTTAGTGAAAAACTTAGTTCTCTCAGAGACGAGCATCCCAACCTGAGAAAAGAAATAAAGAAGATAACCACAGACGCAAATGCGTCAGAGGCTATATTTAATTGCGGTTCTACTATCAAGGTAGTTCCTTCTTCGGATAGCGCAAGAGGGGGTCGAGCAAATCTTATTATTGTGGAGGAATCTCGTCTTGTTCCCAAGGATATACTTGAGGGAGTAATCAAGCCTTATTTGGAAGTTAGAACGCCTCCATATAGACTTAAGCCAGAATATTCAGATGATCCTTTACTTGATGAGGAAGGCAAAATTGACTTCATTAGCAGTAGTTGGTATCGTTCGGAATATTGGTATGCCGAATATGTTCGAAGCATTATCAACAGAATATTACATGGTGATACTACGGTTAGTTTCTTAGCATTTGATTATTCGGTTTGTATATTCCATAAAATCAAAACCCGCGCCATGTTAAAAAATGAAATGGATAACGCAGATGAAGCAACTGTAACCATGGAATACAAAAACCTACCTTCGGGTACGAGCGGAAAATCATATTTCAAAATGTCATTCTTCCCGCGCAAGATACGTCACGCTATGTATCCTCAATTAACAGAAACATTCAACCCAAGAAAAAATCCATATAGGGTCGAAAAGGTTGATGATGAATTGAGAATATTGAGCGCAGATATTGCGACAAGAGCAAATCGTGAAAGTGATAATACGATTATTTCTGGCGCTAGACTTATTCCGATACTTGGAAAAGGATATGAACGAAGATTAGGGTTTATGGAGTCATACAAAGGACTCAATACCGTTTCGCAAGCTAAAAGAATGAAACAAATATTTTTTGATTTGGAAATGGACTATTTAGTAATTGATATTAAAAACGCAGGGATAAATAAAAGTGTCCTCCCAATGGGTGACTGTTGGGTAATTAAATCATGGAAAAAATCAGGAAAACCCATTTGGGCAACCCGAACCGAAGGCTGAAAATAAAAAATCAGTCAGGCGCAGAGCATAGGAAATGAACCTCGAAAGAGAATATAAATTCCCACGAGTCCGTGATATGTTTATAAAACATAAAAAGATATGCCGAACTAATAGGAAACTATTAGAACACGCAGATAAAAAACTGTGTGGATAACAAGATTGAGGCGTGTACGATTCTCTTACACAAGTCACAACCGACGAAGAAAGAGGAATAGATTATCCAGCATTTACTATTGTTGGCCCAGAATTCGAACTTGAAGAAATGCTTCGAAGTGACTTGACAAACAGAACATTAGGTTCTAGTCCCATGCCTGTAATCTTCCCGATCTCCGCAACCGCTCCTTTGAATTCTCAAATCGCTGTTGCATTTCGGTCTTCTTTACAAAAAAGACTTTGGCAGTTTTTGGATATGGATTCTAACGCTGAAGAATTCTTATTGAAGGATCATAAGGAATTGCTGACGGACGATGGGACGATGAGAGCATTTTTCTTAAATCCATTTGTTCAAACAGGAATTTTGATAAATGAGTCGTTGAATTTAAACATGTCTCTCAAGGGAGGTTTTATTCAATTGGAAGAAACACCTGGGAGTCATAAAGATAGATATACCAGTACTTCGTACCTCAACTGGGTTGTTGACAAGTATTTCGACCCAAAGATAAAAGGGGAAAAGCAAGATACAGAATCAGATTGGGATATTTTATCGTCCCTAATACAAGTAAGATAATTTTATAGAGAGGAGGTAAAATATCTTGACAGATAGTGATAGTAATGAAATTGTAAAAACTCCAGAGATTGAAGAAGTTACCGAAGAGCAAGTCCACTTCATGGTTGAGTTTGCTCAAGAATTGTCCAAAGGTGGAATGTTTGGAAACAACGTTTTCACTCCCGATCTCATAAACGCAAGACTCCGTGATATCAGTTTTAATCCAACTTCTCCAACGCAAGATATGTTGGATAAAGCAATGGCTAATCCGAAAGAAAGCGAAGATAACCTCAGAAAGTTTTCGGAGAATTTCGAATTACAATCGATGCCGTATAAGAGATTAATCAGTTATTTGAGCGGACTATTGGCCTTCGACTATACAATCACCTGTACCAACGCCACTGAAGATGATTATAAGATTGGAAAAAATAAAAACGCTTATCAAAAGGAATTAGATAAGGTTTATGATTTTCTGGACAAGTTTAATGTCAAGAAAGAGTTTGCCGGGGTAACACGCCAGCTTTTAAGAAATGATGCCTATTTCTTCTGCTTTCGGAACGAAGGCGATAGATATATATTTCAAGAACTAGACAACGCTTATTGTAAGATTACGGCGCGCTTTGACTACGGATTCCTTATGGACTATAACTTAGTCTATTTTTTGCAACCCGCGACTGATCTCAAAATGTTTCCTGACTTTTTCTCCGAAGCACTTAATAAGATGTATACGGAGACGCAAGGAAAATATGTTCCTCATACTGCCGCAGATGCTAGGAATAGTCTATGGGCATATTGGACACAGGTTCCCGCAACTACAGGATTCGTCTTTAAGTTAAATCAAGACACCGCGACTAGGATTCCATACTTCGCTGGTTTGTTCCAAGATTTGAATCTACAGCCGCTCCTTAGAAATTTGCAGCGCGACAAATCAATTATTTCGGCGGCCAAGATTGTTTTCGGTGAAGTCCCGTTGCTAGACAAATCGGCTAAAACAACAGTTAAGGATATGTTCGCTCTCGATGCTAAGAGCCTGGCTAACTTCCTAACTCTATTAAAATCTGGTGTTGGTAGTGCTATAAAAGTTGCTGCTGCCCCCCTGCAAGGAGTTCAGGCATTAGACTTTCCTAGCGAAGAAAACATATATCTTGACTATTTAAATACCGCCGTTTCGAGTAGTGGTGTAAATTCTAACCTAATTTTTACAGGAACGACTCGCCCAAATATTCGGGAAACAGAGTTGAGTCTTTCGACAGATGAACAACTCATGGAACAAATGGTTTACCCAATGGCAGAGGACTTCATAGAATATCAATTAAGTCGAATAACAAAAAAATACCGCTTTAAACTGAAATTCGAAGGGTCAAATTTTTTCACTAATAGGACTCAAAGAATTGAAAGATTAACCCCGTTTATGCAAGCCGGAATTATCCTTCCCCAGAAATACGCCGCGGCATTAGGAATGGAACCCCGTGAATTCGAAAGGCAAATGCAAGAGGCAAAAGCAAAGGGATTTGTGGATGGACTCACGCCCATAGTCATGGCCTCACAAATGGCTGGCGTAAAAGATAATGGTGCTCCTAAAAAATCTGATAGTGAGATTAGCGAATCTGGTTCTCAAACAAGAGATGATGGGGGAAATTTGGGAAAAGGTGGAAAAAGTTAGGTCTTGACAATTCCATTGTTATATGATATACTGTTTCAAACATTCTAAATAGGAGACATAATGAAGTACAATTTCTATAAGCAAGAATTTCTTTGTTTTGATTATCGCCGTGGAACAATCATGGCAAAAACTAGGAAAGTTGACGAGTCTGATTGGGAGCACATTCTCGAAGAGCATCGTCAAAAATTTATTGAAGAAACAAAGAATAAATATCTATTGGATTTATATTACCAACCTGGGCGCTCCGATCCTGATTTCTTGGTTGGATTTTATATTGACAGTGGCGATGATAAAACTGTTCAAGGAGAGATCAAGCGATTGATTGAATCTGGCTATATGGACGATTGTATCAACTGTTCAGAAGAAACAGCCGAAGATTTTGAGGAATTTATTTGTGAAAAAATGGAAAAGATGGATTTGGAGGGCGGAAACAGGAAGGGAATTGGTTGTCCCAATTGCGGGGAATAACTAAAAAGTACTAATAAAATCCCACTTTCATTCATATTCGTAGTTTGATTAGCCTCTTGAAAAAGAGGTTTTTCGTTATTATTCGTTGATTTGAATATTATTCCGGCAGAATAATATTATGTCGTTATCGGGGAATTTTTCCCTAA